GCTTAGTATGCCGGCATCTTCAGCTTATGGAAGAATTCTAAGGGTACTCCTGGTACTTTAGTTGACTGACCCAGAGCTTAAGAAAGCAGTGAGGAGTCTATCTCCACAGTATTGTAGAGTTTCTGAGTTCTGGGCTAACTGTGATTCGCTCTACGTGTTGTAGGCAACACACTCAACAAGAAGCCTCCGTAAGAGGTGGATTTCGAGGGTGACTCATCGACGGTAGTAATACCCCGTTTGGGAAAGCGACGTAGACCGAACACACAGTGCTACTAGGTACTAGACCTAGTCAGGACACTTCCTACCAAGGAAGCAGAGACTGGTGGCACCAAGGTGAGCACTGGGAATGATTTACGTGTTATTGACTAATCAATAAGGTCTTTAGCGCAATTGCCAATCGACGGATTGGTTAATGAAAATCCCAGTGTAGAACTCTTGTAGTTGATTCCTCCGGGTTGATCTTTCAAGATCGTGAAATCCGGCATTGTGGTATTAGGGGCTTTCGGGCCCTGAGGGATTTATTTCCTGGGTATGTGGGGAGTGCGAGTACGTACGAGCATACCGGTACTGCAGTGTCTCCTTTGAGTGCTGCTATGAGATTCTACATTGGGGGGGCGTAAGTCACCCCATGTGTTGCCCTTGGCAACCACAGGATCACAACTCCGCCTTTACAGGCTGCCTGCGGCCCACTACCCCTTATTGGGGGGTACTGGAAACCGAAGGATACTCTGTGTCGGAGGATAGGAAGCCTGAGATAGTATCAAGGGTTGGTCTCTGTAAAGAGGTCAGGGTTAGGTACAACTAGCTCAAAGTATTCCTAAGGCATAGATGTTGTGTTATATAATAAATAAAATTAGAAAATAAATAAAAATAATGCAACATAAGAACACGTTTACACCTTTACAGGTGAAGACTGCTCTTAGTATTTGGCAATCTGGTGTAAAATCCAGTAAGCGATTGGTGGGATTGCTCGTAAGGGCAGTTCCACTGATCGTGGGAGGAACGTGCCTGGGTTGGGTAAAAGCTTGCTTCGTCTTTGCGAAGTTTGTGGGTCGTATGAAACGGCATCAAGGAGATCGAGGTCTGGCAATCTACTTGAAAACAGCGTCTGTGTCATTGATGCAGGCGTTGGGGCAAGAAAAGAGAACCCAGCCGAGACTAATTGGTGCGGCTATCGCTCAAACACGTGCTGGGCTTCCCAGGGTAATTCCTGGCAACCACCGGCTACGGATCAAGCAGGGTGATAAGGGTGTTATCCGTTTATGGTTAGGATTCTTTACTCTTTATCGAGTATTGGACTACCGTGGACGTATGTCATTCGAAACCATTACTGCTCCGGGAGTTGAGATTTCAGAGTCCTTTAAGAAGGAATGGGACAAATTTATACCTTGTTTCGTTTCTTCTTTAAAAAGTTTTGGAATTTCTCCTTTTCGGAAGGTGGCAGTTCTCCAGTCTGGTGCACCTAAAGATATTAGATCTTTTGACGTCTCTAAGGATATATCCAAAGAGCGTCCGGAGGTTTGGTGTCCTACGGGTGCCCGAGTGGTTGATGAAATCTTGGGTTACGTAGTTCGTTATGTTGTCTTGATGACCTCTGGGCCTAATTCGAGTCGAGAACGTTTGGATAAGTCCAAACCTCAAGATCCGAAGAAGAATCCAGTGATGTCAAGATCTGCAGTGGGAAACATTATTGATGATTGTGCGGCTTGGATCACCCGACCCAAGCTGTTGGAGTCATTGGTAACTATCCTGTCCCTTGTTAGATCTCCTCTTCTCTTCAGTCCGATTTGGGAGGCTGGTCTCTACCTTTTACAGAAAAACTGGAAAGGTGAGGTCACTCTCACATCTTGGAAGGAAGGAAAACAAAGAGGTCTTTGGGGGAAACTGGGGAAATTGGCATTAGTGGAGGAGCCTGGTAAGATGAGAGTCGTTGCCATGGTCGATTGTTTGACCCAATGGGCTCTTTATCCTTTGCATCGTTATATCTTTGATGATGTACTCAAGGCTATTCCTCAAGATGGACTCTTTGATCAGCTTGCCCCCGTGCAGGCTCTCATTGATAAGTTGAAAAGGTCTAACCGGAAAGTATGTTATTCATATGATCTTAGCGCTGCAACGGATAGGATCCCAGTAAGTCTGCAGGAGAAGTTACTGGGTGCCTTCGTGTCTGAGGATTATGCTCACCATTGGAGACTCCTTCTGACAGATCGGGCATATTTCCTTCCTAATCTGTGGACTAAAACCCATGGAAAGGGATTGAAGTCTGTTCGGTATGCAGTTGGACAACCGATGGGTGCGTATAGTTCTTGGGCTATGTTGGCTCTCGTGCACCATGCAATAGTACAGCTTGCAGCTCGTCGAGCTGGAGTAAGTGGCTGGTTTGAAGACTACGCAGTTCTCGGTGATGACATCGTGATCGGAGATCGCGATGTCGCACGTGAGTATGTTAGAATTATGGATACAATTGGGGTTAAGATTGGTTTTAACAAATCAATCACTTCTAAGAACCTGTCACTCGAGTTCGCGAAACGATTTTTCTACAAAGGAGTGGAAGTAACCCCACTCCCTCTAGTAGCGATCGCATGTAGCTGGCTCGGCGTGACCGGTGTCCCGGAGAGTGTGAAAGCTTCTTCGGGGCGCTTGGGAGTCTGGCCCTCTTTGTATTCTGTACTTCGAAGCATGGGTCTCGGGTTCCGGACAGCTTCCCGGGCGGCAACCAGCCGTCTTGGGGATCTATCTCGGCGTGCGAGATCGATTGTATTGCTTCTTACTCGACCTGGTGTTAGTCCATGGTCAGCACGTAATCTGTGGGATTGGTATCGACAAGATAAGTTCTGTCGTTCCCGTCCTGTAAATCGGTTATGGGGTTCACCGGTTGTACAACTAATTCGATCAAGAATTGAGGCCGTAGATTTGGTTCGAATTCGTAAATCTTTGTGGGAAGCTTACAAACCTTTCCACTTAGACAAAGATTTCTTGGCCATTGAGGGTCTCTTTGAGTGGTTTGAAGAGGAAGTCGCGAGTGAATACCGCGCTCCCATGGTACGAAGCATCAACGAGTTTGATGCAATTAAAAGTAGGGTTGTAGAACAATCCCCAATGGAGGATCTAGGAACAGGAGAAGAATTCTTCATTCTCTCCATGTTCGAAGCTCTTGACACTATTGAGTCCTTAGCCGCGAAATTACCGACTAAGGTGTCTGTCTTCCGTTCCCTCAATGCAGGAATGCAAAGGGGTTACGGTCGGCGGGTACCGAAGACGTTGAGATTGTGGAGTAAGGTAAATCGTGTTTTAGAGCGCCCAACTCCTGTCGCCCCAGAGCAGCCCGTTGTGGGTGCCCAGAGGGTAGAGTGTGATGATTGGCGTAAAGGCCGATCAGATCATGATATTCTCATGGACCTGCATGGGCAGCTTATGTCGACTGGGGACGGGTAAGGTCTTCTAAGCTCAGTAGCATTATTGTTTGACAAACGTAATGTGAAAATCACTTCCTTCCAACACCCTCTAGTCCTTGAGACTCATAGTTCCGATAATGATATCTTTGACTATGGTACAAGTATTCGAAAGCATCTTCAGCTTACGTGTCCGG